AACATAACCTTGCATGAGACCGCCACGAATAGTTCCATCTTTCATGCCCATTAAAGATTTTGCAATAACTTCTTCCGAATGTTGTTTTTTATGTGGCTCTTCGACAGCAAGGCGCTTTTCATTTCCATAACGGTCAATCCCAATGATTGCCCATCCATCTGGCGTGGAATCGTCTGACTCTTCAACTGGCTCATCGTCCTGCATCACTGCATTAGGATCATTTGGTGTTTCATCATCAATGTTTGTTGTGCTTACGCCATTTTGAACACCACCTGAATAATTGCTAGTTGATTGTGTTGTAGTGTTTTGTTTCTTAGCTTGCGGCGCGGCGGCTGTCCTTGCTGCTGGACGTGTGCTTGCTGCTGAAGTTGCGCTGCCGCCCATGCTGTATTCCATTTGTGGCAACGGTCCTAAGATATCTTGTACCTTTTCTTTGTCGCCATTACTGTAGGCGTCATCAAGTGCTAGTAAATCACTAAGGCTAAGTTTGCTAACAAGTTCCATTATTTCATCGTCATCCAACTCTTCACGGAACATATCGTTAATCATTTTCTGGATGACGTCATTAATTGTGCCGCCAAGTTCTTTCATATCTTCAAATAATTTCATTATCTGCCACCTGCTGGTTCAGCGCCTTTTTTCCATCCAGGGCTACCTGGAGGATTCTTTCTTGCAGTATAACCAGTCATGTCATGACCTTTGTCCTTCATTTTCTGTCTTGCAACGCCAATACCCTTGCCACGTTTCTCCGAACGCGCTTCAAGATTTGCAATAACTGCTCGCAATTCATCTTCTGCTGGTTGTGCGTATTTCTGGAATGGTTCCTGCCACTTAGTAGCGGCGATGTCCGCTAACGCGTTATTTAGGATTTCGATCTGCCTATTTATAACACCATATTCTGATGATGCGGTATCATTATATCCTTCAGGTGAAACTTCGTCAAGTGTACTCTCGTTGACGATGCCACTCAATGTTTTAAGTCGGTTAATGTCTGTCATTTGTTTAATGCCTTTACCATTTTGCTTGCCGGGTTTGTACGCTTAGTGCGCTGCGCCTTACGTGTCATACGGCTACCCTTTTGTGCTTTTGTCCTGCGCAGTGTGAAGCGTTTCTTCATATCAACTGGCTTGCTGCATTGACTAGGATTGGATACAACCCTGCCTTTGCGTTTACCAAATGTGCAACGATACTTACGGGCAACTTTGCCACCCTTCTTAGCCCAAACCATTTTCGTCTCGACTAAGGTATCGTTTTCATTTATGATGTCGTTCATCTTCATGGGCAATCCCTTTCAGGTATTTATACGAAAACAACGCCGACTAGTTAGACGGCACTGTGATTCAGTGCTGTGAATTTTAAATGAAAGCGACTAATAACACAACAATCGTGCTCAAAAGTCCACCAATTACTGTTGCGGCGGCTCCTACGAATAGTTTGTGCGTTCCTTGGGTATTTAGGGCATTTTCTTCACGGATTTGATTCATGTTATCAGCATGTTCCTTACGAAATTCTGCGACTTCGCGAAGTAGTGTATCAAAACGCTCGTCAAGAGTTTCAACCTTTTCACTTAAAATCGTATAACGTTGACGACTCATGTCAACGTGGACTTCAAGATTTGTCTTTTCTAATTCGCTGTTGAATGAATCAGCCATATCTTACCTTTTCCCCTACAATGATATTTATCGGGTACTGGGTAAGATATATGCTGCCAGTTAACTCATCACAAAATATGTATTAACGTTGTCACGTGTGTCAAAGATGTTGACAGGAAATTCTACAGTATTGTTTAAATCACTTGTAATTGCCACGCCATGTACGTCACTTTCAAGAAATGCCAATTCATTTTTACCATCACTCCATATCATGTTAGTCTCAATTTGAAATTTTATCATCCAAACGGTGGCACGAGTAACATCAAAAAAGTTACCCATTCTTCCTGTTATATCAGCATCAAACAATATACTGACTTGGGGATCAAATATTTGTGTGCGCAATCCACATGTTTGCAGCAAAACGTTGAGATTTTGCTGTTGATGGTATTCTTTAGTGTTGCTTTCGCTTACTCTCTGTACACCTGTATCTGTAATGTCAACTAATGTAAAGGCCGTAATTCTCTGGGTCATACAAGACTCTTACCTAAACGATAGCCACCAGCAAAGCCTGCTGCACCGGCTGCTGCCGCCGCTGCGGCTGTTTTGGCCACACTTGCCTTCTCTGGATTAGATGCAGAATTATCAACTAGGTTCTTGCTCTTACCAAGTGCTTTTATCATCTGGAACATTTCACTCCGACGTGCATTCATCTGATAGAACATGTGCATACGTGTTAGCACTGTACGCTTTTGGCCAGTTTGTAATGTAGGCCAGCTTTGTGCTAGACGGCGAATAGAACGATAGTTGGAGTTGTCAATGTAAAGTGCGCTTTCCATTCGTTGTAGCGTCTGCATTGTCAATGCTTTAGTCATATTATTTCTGGATGCAGATCGCAAGTAACGTACAACCTGAGGCACGTCAAGTTGAACACGCTCAAGTAGGGCGCCGTCTGCTTCACTGCTAAGTAGGTCAACACGATTTTCTGTAATCACATGCAAATTGAGATAAAGGTCAGTGCCCATTTGGCGATACTGTTGGAATCTGTTAAACGTTACGGTTCTTGCTGCATATTCTTGAGCTGCTGGATTAAACTCAAATTCATTGAACATAATCCAGACACCAATCATGTCCATAAAGGCATGGTCGCAAACAACACGGGCAGTAGTTCCCCTGAACGCAGATTTACTACGATATTGAGTGCTTTCATTTAATTCTGAAATGAGTTTAAGATCCATTTTATTCGCCTTCCATTATAAGGGGTCCGCCTGGCAGATCCAATACTTCCATGTTAAAGCTTGGTGGTGTCATGAGCATATTTGGCGGTGGTGCGCCTATCCCATCAAATAATGCTAGGCGTCGGGAGATATTATCCATACGGCTTTCTAGTCGTATTACTGAACGCTCAAGATCACGTCCTTCATTGATGACCATATTCTCAATCTCACGGTTCTTATCGCTTACTAAATCTTCAAGATCATCAAAATCATCGTCAAACTCTTCATCCTGCTCCTCAAGATCTACCACAATAGCTTCTAATTTATCAATCCGTGCTAAAAGCTTTGTCTCTTCTTGAATTGACGAGCCATATGATACCACCAATGCGATACCACCACTTGCTAGTGGTATTAAAATTGCTGCTATGTTGTTACGTATCCACGTTCCGAATCCTGTCATTGTTTTATCCAATTGTCCATTTGTGACGCGGTACAAGTTTAACCTTGTCACGGGCTGCTACATAGCCCTCGCCGCCACGTTCATTACCTATGCTTGATTTGACATCTACATCTGCATCGTCAAAATGATCTATCACTTGATTCTTTAGTGCTTGTATTTTGAGCACTAGATCGAACAATACACTGTACTGTGCAAACTCAGGTGAGTTCATAATTTTTGCTTGTTTGTTTGCGCTTACCTTACTCTTAGTAAGCCACGCTTTGAAACCAGACTGTAATTCATCCCAACGCTTGTCTCTGCTCATCTGATTTACATATGTGTATATGATGTTTCTGATGTCGCTAAGTCCTGGCTGAGGCTCTACTAGCTTGTCAATCAATGCTGCATTCTTATTAACTTCTGCACGAAGTTGGTCTATTCCCTTAACGTCAGTTTTAGGAGGTTGCTGCATAAGAACAGGCGGCATAATAAACAGGCTACCTTCACGTAACATGCTAGGATTGGCTTGCTCTTTTGTACCATCTAATTCAGTAAACGTGTGAATAACAACGCCCACATCACTGCGGGAAATCCGCTGACCAATTGCGCTCTTTTGCTTTACTGCATATGTAACCTTGTTAGGTGTGAATACATAGTGTCCGCCTTCAAGAGGTGGTGTCCCGCTGTAAAGTAAATCGCCATGAAAAAATCCACGCACATTGTCAGGAGTTGCACTCTCAAATGCTGGCCAAATCTGTGCCATTTTAGATGCAAACTCACGACGAGTGTCATCAACTTCTCTGCTGCCACGGTTAAGGAACATAGCTTCCAAGTCTTTAGCAGTCTTTACTTTACCGTCATAGCCTTTGGCATTAAAGCCTGCAATGTCTGTTAAGATAAAGTCGCCTGCTGCATCACGACCAAAAATAACGGCTGGTGTGCCGTCCCATTTGACGCTAACATCTCCAACATCACTACCAAAGCGGTCTAGAATAGAGAGTGCTTTCATTGCACCCTCGCTACCATCCACAAAAACGAGATCCTCCAAATGCTGGAGGTTACGTCCTACTGGTGCTTCAGTTAGGAGAGTTTGGAGTCTCATTCCAGTTCCTTCCAGTGTGGCTCTGCACGCAAGCGTGCTAATAATTCTTCACCTTGCTTATCACCTAGTGCAGCCATAATTGATTCCATGCTGCCTAGGTCTTTGGCACTTGCACCTCTACCTAGCAGAGTTTGGGCTATCTTGTCAATATCATCTGTTGCAAACTCGCCCTTTTTACCTTCTTCGTTGCGGTGAAACAATCCTTGGTATGGGCTCCATAGCATGTTATGTTCCTTAGCAAGTGCAGCCATTGCAATGTGCTTGTTAACACCTTTGAACTTGCTGCCTTGTGGAATGTCATGTGTATGGAAACGTGATGCAATCTCTGCTTTAGGTACGACCATAATATCAACCTGGTGTGCTTCGCCTGCTACTTCAACACGAACATGGACGCTAACGCCGCTCTGCCCTGTTTGGAAGCCAGCTTGATCAAAAAGTGCACGTAGGCCCTTCTTAATTGCTACAGGTTTGTCTGTGCCAGTTGCCTGCGCAACTTGGTCTTGATCAACAATCATGTCAAGATCACCACTAACTTTGCCTGGTTGCGGTGATGCTCCACTGCCAATAGGAATAGCCTTAGTACCAGCTTTACTGAGTACACTATTGATAGCTTTCATAATTGCTGGAATTTTCTTGTGATCAAAAGGAACAGTGTCATCAAAGACGTTGCCGCCCTCGAGAATGCCTTTTAAATTAATTGGCTTCTTGAGTGCAATACCCTTTGATCTTATTCCACGGCGGTTACGCCAGTTGCGGCGGTTAGTTCCCCCGCTTAGAATGTCCTCGACTCTCATTGACTCTCCTAATTCCTCGTTCAAATTTCTTAGGATCCTGAGTACGAATAGCATTCAACAAACGTTTTGTTAGGTCATTTGCAGTATCTTCATCGTATGTCTCACTAATAAGATTCAGGAGATTTTCTGTGCCAGCAATAATGTGTGCTGCCTTGCTCTCAATAAAGTGTTCTTTATCTTTGTGGATATCAATACGACTGATTTCCTCTAGAATACTACGAGTGCGCCTTTTCACCATGATTGGATCCTCTTCTAGTAGTATTTATACGTTACTCACTTCGTTTGAGTATTGCCTTCAGTTTGTCGCCGTTGTTGATAGCTCGTTCTGTTTTGTTTACATTATCGCTTTGCGAATTTTTACTCAACTTATCATACAATCCATTTGATGTGTGCGTCTCAGCATCATCTTCATCTTCTTCCAAGTCTCGTATCCTGAGACTGTCAACGTTGAAATGTAAGTCTACCTTTTGTCCAACACCACTACTTGAGCGTGTCTTCATAAACTGAATTTGTACACGGCCGCGTTCTCGCATTGCACGGCTACTAAAGATACCAATCACATTGTCTGCTGTTTGAATCTTACTCAAGCCACCTGCAATGTGACTGTGATCAAATTCAACTTCATCAACTGCGCCACGGTTTAGCTGTGATGCTGTTGCAAATAGATAGTCGCCTTCCATTGCAAAGTTGCGTAGTTCTTCGCTAACGTGCTTGTCCTTCTGGCTGATGTTGTCGCTACTAATTTTAACCTTAGCAGGATTCATCAAGTCTAAGTAGTCAAGTAGGACACCGTCAACCTTAATGTCGTTTTGAATCTGATATTCTTTGATGTATGCTTTGAGGTCGTTAACATTGATACCGTTAGGCAACTGCACAATCTGCAAGCTGCCTGACTTCTTGCCCTTCATTGCAATTTTAAGTGCAACATCGTCTTTGTTCTTGAAAATTTCCTTGGTACTGTATCCTGTTAGCATACTATCAAGACGTGTGCCGCAAAGATCTTCACTAAGTTCCAGGCTAACGTAGATAACGTTGAAGCCTTTCTCTACCCAGTTAAGCGCCAAGTTCTGTAGGAATAGACTCTTACCAGCGCCTGAACCACCTGCAAAAATATTGAGTTCGCCCCGGTTGAAGCCCCCATACAACGGATAGTCTACCGTCGTCCAACCGGTGCTTGTCCCGCCCTTCTTCTCCATAATACGCTGGAGTCTTCCGGCTGGATCTTCCCAATAGTTTGTTCCCAACTCTTTGGCAAGCCCAATCTGGACGGCATTCTTAATCAACTCTTCAACAGCCCCGTACTCTTTACGTTCTAATTTGTCAGTTGATTGTAGAATAGCAATTTCAAGTGCCTTGTATCGACAAAACTTTTCAAAATCGTCAAGGAACCATTTGCGGTGGTCCTCACCAGCTTTACCGAGATCTTGTAATTCTAATCCTGTTTTAGCTTGTATCTGTTTACGCTCTGGCACCATGCCATACTCGTCAACATACTCCCGCACAAACTTAACGCTGTCGCGCACTGCCCTATCAAAATAGTTTTCATCCAGGATACTGTTACATCTAATAAACAGTTCATGGTCACTCACTAGAAATTCTAGGAAAAGCTTTTGTAATTCTGTGTTATATTCTTCAGCCACTTATGTGTTGTCCTTTAAATATTTTTTTGCTAGGACCCGAATCTTTGTTGGGTTATTTGTTGCTGCTTCAAGAACAGATCGCAGTACAAATATGCGACCTAACGCGCAACTTGCACTATTTGCATCTTTATATAATTCCATCCACTCAGGAAAACTAACAGACCAGCCATGTTTAATAGCTGGATCAATTAATTCATTACCAGCTTTATCTGCATCAGGCAATAATATTGTCCGGCGCTTCAATTGGTTGATCAAACTGGCTTGCTCATCGCTTATACTGTTACTACCCAAGCTAACACCATCCATACTTATAGCGTCAAAATCGCCTTCTGTAACGACGACAAAGTTCCTGTCAGGTTTTTGTCCACCAAGATTGAATACAAAATGTGGCGGCTTTGTATTGAGATATTTTGGTGTTGAGCATGTTGGAGGTACACCAATATATCGTGCTGTGTATCCTACCAGCTTATCATCGTAACGGTAAGGCAATATAATACGCTTGCGGTATTTGAAGTCGCTAGCAGTGTATGCCCAATCAGTCCAATGCAACAATTGCCTGTCACTCAGCATCACTATAGCTTCTTCAAAGTTATTGTTCATTTGGTCTGGTGTAATATTATTTAATAGCTGGCTATCATCAGGCAATTCTATCTCTGGCCAGACTGGATGAAATTCTGGTTTGGGCTCGGGCATCGGGTTCAAGAGCTGTGTAGTCTCTTGTTCACGCATAAGCTGAATATTAATACGTTGTAGATCACTTGATTGAATACCAAACCCATCAAGTAACATTCTCGCGCCGCCACTCAGTAACGATCCCTTTGTCCATCCAGTTGCAAATTTACAATTGAAGCAATGGTAAACCCATTCATCGTTATCGAAATGGAAGCCGCCCCTGCTTTTGATATCAGGACGCTCTTCACCCGCACGAACGCAAACAGGGCAGTTACCTGCCACCCATCCGCCGCTTGACGGACGCCACCCGGACGCGAGTCCGCGCATATAATCAACAAAGAAATGCATTGTAATCAGTATATTACATCTTGTAGTGAATGTCTATCAAATGTTTAGGGAAACTGTAGTAGAATCAAGCACTTCAAGTACAAAGCGTGGTAAGCTTCTTGTTGTCTGTGCTAGTAAAGTTCGTCCACGGTCATCTGTATATTCAATTGAAAGGCTATAGAGACCTTCCTCAAATGCGCCAGTAGCTACACTATTCATTACCAAAGTTGCTGCACCATCTACTATAGGGTCAGCTACCATTGGTCCAGACCAAACTTCAGTATTTTCTGTATTGAAGATACGGGCTGTAATAGTACGACCTATTGTAAAATAAGGACGGTGTGTATGCTTGCGGAATGCAAAATAAAGAATAGCATCCCAACCCTTTGAAATCTGAATAGGGTCTGGGTTGTCGCTGTTTACCCGATATGTGCCTGCTCGGCGATCATTAACGGGACTCGCAATATATGGTGTATGATAAGCATAAACTGTCATGCCACTATTTATCCAAATTACCGAAATGCCTTGAGTATAAATAAACGCATGACGGTAAATAATCAACTAGAAGAACTATTGGAAGAATATCCATTTCTCACTGTAGCAATCTACGGTAGGAATGAATATCTAGGTATTATACAAAATCAGGATGGCAATTTGATTTCAATGTATGTATTTGACGAGATCAAAGATTCAGACTTGCGACGTTTGTTCTTAGAGTATGGAGCAGAATGGTGGTGGGAAACAAACCGCTTAATTCCAATCAATATTATATTAGGACAACGGTTCAAGCCATTTCGTGAATCACTACGAACATTTAATATCAAGGACTTTGAAATCAAATATGGTCCTAGTGTGTGTCTTAAAGACATCATGCAGAAACGTGTAAAGCGAAAAAATGTTCAGATGATTAGAAAAGTAGACTAGCTACTCATTTGTTCTGTAATCAAGTTCATATGTAATTTAACAGCTTGGGCATATCCGAGTGCGTGGCTCTTTTTAAACGCATACCCTTCATCTACCTTTGTCCAGACGTGTCTGTTAACATGGTCCCAGCTCTTTCCAACCAAGTGACGCTTTGCTGGGCGAATCATTGCTAGCACTGCGGCAAGTTGCAACAAGTTCTTTGGTTTCATCTTTTTACAAATGTCATGGTGCCCGCGCATATGGAAAAGCATATCGCAGAATTCTTCCTCTTCCATTAACTCCCAAATAGGTTCACGATCAAGCAATTGCTTTAAGTGCTCTTCGTTACGAACGCCTTTATATATAGAAACATTGAGCACGTCAATCTTAAAATAGCCCATTGCCTCAGCATCGTCATAGTCAATGCTGCACCGCCCTGTAAAAGGGTTGACTGGTGTACGATGGAAGTAAACACCAGTGTTGTGTTTTACATCACCATTATTGGCAACGATGTGTGGAAATAGTTTAAGTACCGCGTCCCTGTTTGGAACGTCAATATCAATATCAGTTACTGTTTTCATTAACAGGCTCCCACATCTTTGCAAACTTGAGCACGTTCGGTCGCTCATCGTCGTCCATTGGCAATACCACAGCACAACTCTTCTCAGCATTGAGGGTTGTGTTCTCATGTCCAAGCCAGCAGGGCAGTTCGCTAATCTTAGCAAACTCTTTGCGATTAACTCGCAACACGACCTTCTTGAAGCTGTTCTCAAGCCAATCTTGGTATACATCAAATTCATCAGTGCATAGTTTATCAATGTCTGCAAAATACATGTGAGCATTGATCACACTGTGAGCCACTAGAGTAGGCACCATGAAATCTGGCACCCCGTCTAGCACTGCAATATACATTTTCTTCATTTTTCCTCCGTGGGTGGTATTGGGCGTGCCGTATAACCTAGACTGGTGGCCATTCGATGCATCTCTCTTATTCTATGGGCACGAACGGCTAATGGTGCACCGCAATGTTGACAATACCATTTGGATGCGGTTGCTTGTCTATATGTCATCTTGTGTGAACTTTTTTTACTGCATTTATAGAAAGTTCCTGATGGAAAGGAACTGCCCGACGGCCGCCTGCCGCTCGTTCCTGATGGTACATTTAATTTATCCGCTCTTGTCAAGAATTTCTCCAATCCATTCTACTGTAGGTTTATTGAGTTTAATCTTGCGCTGCCAAAATCCTAAGTCAATAGTATCTGCTACTTCACTAAGTAATTCACTTGGTAACTGATCTAACCTATCCTTTGCAGGTTCATATCCTAAGAACACCCAGGGTGATATTTTACCCATCTTAATATCGTTTACTAGTGCATACGGCTGGACTTCAGTCCAATAACGACTCCAGTGATGCCCTGTACGCTCTGACCACCTGTCAGCGTGTATGACAAAGCGTTCGAGCGCCCGCTCTGCTGTTTCCCGCTTGCTTTGCTCCGCAAGATACTCATTGTATACTGTATCTTTACACCACCTGTCAACTGGTTTTTGTTTCTCAATTAACCAACTAAGGTAACGTTCTGGTGCTAGCACACGGGCTTCTAATATATAAAGACCGAAACGAACAAAGGCGCCATAGTATTGGCTCTTCATAAACTCGCGGTAGTCCTTCTTACCGTTACTGCCCATCGCAATGCGATACCAGTCGTTGAATTGTGTTAGCGCCAGCTTGACATGTTGGTCGTCTCGTTGCATCCAACGCTTTTTGTCGCGGCACATGTGAGCAAAGATCGTGCGTTCTTGCTTGAAGCTTTTACCACAGTACTCACATTTAAAACTCATTTCATTAATGCTTTAATCTCTTTGTCGCTCATCCCATGTGCAGTTAACAGCTCACGGATGTCGTCAGGCTCCTGCATTCTAATTAGCATTTCAATCTCGTCATTATTGAAGTGAGGGAACATGTCTTCGTAAAACCCAAACAGCTTAGGATTTTTGCTATCCTCTTTGCGTTTCTTCATAGGTTTGATCCACTGATGAAACTGACTCGTGCCGATTGCAGCGCATTGTAATAGGCGCCACTGTAGCTCAGGATGCTTACGCATATCATTAAAATTGACGTTAACCAAATTGTTAACCATCGTCAGATAATGCTCGTTGATCTCTTTTACATTACTATTGGTCGTGGCAGCATAGCGCATGAGGACATACATACTAAGGCTCTTTTGGTCCTCCTCACTTAGCCCGTCGTACCACTTAAAGTTACGTCGGTCCAGAGCAGCCATCTCTTCTTTAATAGTTGGCATGAAGCTTTCTTTCTTTTTGTCTTTGCATATAGGTTTAAAATTGTCCAGAACGGCTGTGATATATACGACTCTGTTCCGTCCATTGTAAGCAACACGCCTGGAAAGTCAAGCATTTCTTTTATTTTAAAGCGTGGTCGTTTAGGGGCGAACATTTTTTGACCAAGGCTTCATCTTTTCTTCGACTGATCCAGGCAGATGTCCCATCGTATTTTTATATTCAAGCAGCGTCCACCGCCGCTCTTGTTTAAGTAATGTAAAAACTACCACAAGTCACCTATATCCATGACGTCCGGTATCTTGTTTGTCTCTTTGACAAAGAAAGCGCATTCGCTTCCTGGCTTGTCGCTTAGTGGCACTGCTAGCAAGTGTCCCTGCTTGAGCTTTGGAAAGTGCCATTTGACTTCATTGTAAACGTTAACTATTTCAATTTTTGGATAACTAGGCATGTAGCTTGAGATTGGATTGAGTGAAAACGCTGTAAAGCCTCTGTCATTGAGACTTGTGATCGGTATCACTTCAGGTTCACCTACCTCACTATCGCATATAATCAGGCTCCAATCAATCGGCATTTTAAATGTCGATTCACCGATTTGTAGCACGGCTGCTGGAGCGTTAAAGATTTCCAAGAATACAAGTGGCATAAAGAAGTAGTCAGGGTTTTGTTTATCGCTGTAGTCTAAGACACAATAACGTATGTCATCGATCTCTTCAGGCACAAAATCCAATTCATAGGTTTCGTTGTCACTGGTTAAAATTTTCACTTAGGTTTGACCTTTCGGTTGTCGAACCTCTCGAATAAATCCTTTTGGAGTCGCATGTCCTCGCGCCAGTTAGTCTTTGTAATTTTAAAGGCATACTGTGCTTTTTTGTAGAACTTCTTCCTCTCAGTAAGGTGACGCTTGCTGAACTTGGCGCTAGAGGTAAAGTCGTAAATGTTAACGAAATCTTTGTCCTCAGCTTTACGTAAACCTCGTCCGATACTTTGAATGACACGGATAAAGCTCTTGCCTGGTTCAACTAACACCATATTAAATATTCGGGGAACGTTGATTCCTACAGATGCTACTCCGTAAGTGGCGACAATAATCTTATTGTCTTCCTTTGAGATCTCCTTATAGTGACCTCGGCGATCTTCGTTCTTCATCTCACCACTTACAAACACTGTACGGTCTTCTGGCAGTCGTTCCAGCAAACCCTTACCTGCTTTTACACGATCAACTAGAACTAGAGTATTGCCTTCAGAAGCAATAGCCATAATCATTGCTGCCATGTAATCAAGGCGGTCACTGTCTGTTGTGAGATAACTTAACTCGGATTGGTAATTGTCGTAGTGCACCACATCTTGCATCTGAATGACATCAATGTGGCAGTTACTAAGGACACCGGCGTCCTGTAGTGTTTTAGCTGCAAGGTCTCCTACGACTGGACCTAAGCTGACTGTTAAGCCAATAGCAGCATGTTCGTCTGGTGGGATGGTTCCTGTCAGTCCCCAACGAATGGGTACATTGCGGAACGGTCCTGTTAACAGTTTCATGAGTACGTCAGCCTTTGCACCATGTGCTTCGTCGACGATGACTGCCATTACTCCTTTGCTGAAGTCTTCAAGCGACATTTCGCTCTTGCCTTCGCGGAAATTCTTATGGATAATCTCTAGGCTTTGCCAAGTGCATATTGTGTGAGTGCAGTTATACTCTTTGCGATCACCGTAGTAGACGCCTACGTCTAAACCTAGGTTGACATAGTCTTCTTCTGTCTGTGTTACAAGTCCCTTGTTGGGTACGATAACAATTGTGCGAGCACCACCGTCATTGCCTGTCACAAGCTTGTGCATTACTAGCTGCTCATCAGTCATACAACGTTCAACGAGTTGACTGAGTGCTGCGGTCACCAGTGTCTTACCAGCGCCTGTTGCTACCTCTTGTACACTCTTTTGGTTGACCAGGAAGTTGTTGATAATCTCAACTTGATAGTCGCGCAGCATAACAGGCTGCCCGGCAACAGGATGATCTTCTGGCCATACTTTGTGGGCAAAATGATCTGCTGTAATTGTGGTCAAATCTACTTGATAATTGATGCGGCTGTCACTCAAAGTAACATCGTATCCTGATTCAATAAGATCCGGAACGATATCCTCAAGTAGACTACTGAAAGTTTTACCGCCTATTGCGAAGTAGTTCTTCTTACCGTCCCAACGACCCATCTTGAATGCTGGCACATGGTATGCATGTGGTAGCATGTAACTAAATTTGTCGTAAAACTTTCGTCTATCTGCCGTTGACAAGCCGTGAATTTTACAATTCACCTCATCAAGTAACTCAATTTTTGCTTCCATACTGTTTAATATACACTTTTTATTTAATGATGTCAATGTATTATATAATAACATAGATGATTGCGGGCCGAACTAATGCTCGACCCGCTTAACTAACCAGAGACGCAATGATGGAAAGGAGATGTTACTAGTTAGTTATTGTCCTTATAATACTATTTTTCTTTAATGATGTCAAGAAGATATTTAGGATTACAAAATTCATCTACTTTGAAACGTTCACTAAACGCGTCAAAGTATCCATACGATCCATATTCAGTGCAGCTAACAAGAACTGAAGCGCCGCCGTCAATTATTTCTACTGTGTCCACTCCAAATTTAAGTTCCTTGAACACCATTTGCTCTACTGGTGCCAACCTTGAACGAGCCTCAGCTCGTTTCAACTCAACCAATTTATCAGCGATCACATATAGTTCATTTTCAATGCGTTCAAACTCTGCAATGTCTGCTCGGTTCATATTACCTCCCCCGCAAACAAGTTTGCTCTGCGTAGTCTTTCCAACCAGTAGGATCCATCCGAACCAAGTCCGCAATCTTCTTAACCATCCGCAAGCTGAGCTCCCGCAGGTTCTTCTGGTTATCGTGGATGTAAGTCAGGATCTCATCAACTTGAAAGGGCTCAAATTTGTAGTCCGTTAGCATGCCGTCCCGTACAATCTGCTTGCACCGCAAATACTTTTCGTGGTCACCGTGGATGCCCATGTCCAAGTAGTGGCAACGGGACACAATAGCTTGCAGGTGCTCGCCAATCTTACCACGTGCCTTTTCAAAGTCCAGGTTGGTGATAAAGATAACGCTGCCCTCAAACTCAAAGCTATCAGGGATGCCACGATCTTCGAGGATCCGGCTCTCTGTGCGCCATGTCAGCCTACGCTTGTCACCACTGTCAGTTGCAGCCTTTAGCATGTTAATGCCAGCTTCATCATAAAGCACTGTGTCGCTGTCGTCGAGCACCAACAAGCTGCCCTTTTTACGGTACTCCCAAAGCAACTGGTAAAGTCCCAATACGCTTGCGCTTGCAACTTTTTCTATGCCGCGCTTGGCAGCATCATCGTTCAAGTGAGTGTCGCACAACTTGTCCATAACGTCCAGGCTTTCAATCACCTTCTCAACGCCAAAGCTTTTGCCAACGCCCGGAGGACCCGTAACGATCATTGCGCGAACGTGTCCTTCAACGGCAGCAATTGTCATACCGTCCAGGACACCAAACTTCTTGGCATGCCGATCCATAATCTCTTCATCAGTCTCGCCAACTTGCGCTTCAGGCGCAGGTGCATCTTCTCCATGCAGGAAGGTGAGGTCAGTTTCAGCTTCAATCATAATCCGCACTTTGCGTTCCAGACCAAGCGGGGCACCATCAACAGTAACATAAAGACCCTTCTTACCCATCTTAGGTGGGATCTCCATTGTAAACTGCATATTCTTGATAGCTTTGCTACCGTAAGTGCCGTTTTGAACAATAATCTCTGTCATGTCGTCTCCTATTGCTTACTCATACACTCTAGCAAACGGTATTGGTATAGTCAACAGAAAAGGTGCCCCGAAGAGCACCTTTGTTTTCTTTGTTTACAGTAGCTTAGTCGATCTTGACGCGATTGACCATTGTCTCCTGGCAGCCAGTGTAGCTATTTACTTCTTGCTTCTTAACTGTACCCATAAAGGTAATGTTCTGGCCATTGATATTTTCTGCAAGGTCGCGCAGGTTCTCGTTCATAAAGAACTTAACTAGCTTACCATCAGTCGTGTGTACTGTTGTAAGGTGTACACCATGACGAGGAATAAACTTGACATCTATGACGCGTCCTGCGAGTTTAAGTCGGGATTTTATATTACCAACATAACCGTTTTCACGGTTTTTATTATAAAATTCCTCCATCTCGATGCGCTTCTCGCTGACGCGGCGGCTGTTAGGAAGGCTAACCAACATTGCAAGCTCTTTGGTGACGTCAATTTCGTCTTTTGCAAACATCTGGCTCATATGCAAATTAAAGTCATTTATCCGACCATCTGTTCCTTGTTTAACAAGGTCATCAGATAGCTTATCCATAACCAGGATTTCGTCAAAGTGCAGGAAAATCTCTTGGGCTTTGGCGCGGTCTTCATCTGTAGGAATAAATTTAGTCTCAGCTGAACACTCTGCAATAAGGGCGTTACCATCAAGTGACTGGTTCATAACACGTAACACTGCCAATGCTGTTGAACGATTGTCTCCAACATGAATTTCTGTTTCTGGATCATAGAATCCTTGGCCGGATTTCACAAATCCTTGTACACGGTCGACAGCAACAGCAACAGCGAGTGCATCCATAATCGGATATGTCTCACGATTGCCTCTATAATGTCCATACATATTTCTTACCTTCTGTTCTAACTTGCCCCAGTTTAACGGGATATGCTTCTGTTGTCAATCGTTAAATACAACCACATTGTAAAGTCCGCCTGGGGTAAACCCACGCCAGGCAATCATTTCGCCATCTGCTTTTTCTACTTCAGTCAAAAGGAACAACTGTGTTTTGCCTGTGCGCGCCGAACGAATATAAAATGAGCCGGCGGTAAATCCCTCTAAAATGCTTGCTTCAGTTGTAAAGCAGCGGGTTTCCTTGTTATATGCGAACTTTCTTGAACTATAAGTTTTCATTATACTTCCTCAACTTCTGAGCCAGCAGCAAAACGCAGAAGCTCTGCTGCTAGCAGGGCGGCGTCAGTGCGGGTCAATTGCAAGTAGCCTATTCCGAATGGATTCGCAGGTTCAACGCGCTGTTGGCGCTGGGTCACTTGAAGACAAGGTCCTTTGCTGTCACCGCCGGAAAAGCGAGTTTGGTGTATAGTAGGTGTTACATCACGAAGTTCTGTAGACATCTGTATCTCCTTTGCTTACAACTCAATATAGCAAAGTGTCTTGGTGATGTCAACACTTATTTCACTAATCTAGTGAAATATCTTCCATACCTGCTGTTCGCAGTTTGGTTATGTTATTGATTTGGAATTGTTTTGCATCTAGTCCCTTCATGAGGGCTAGATATTTGTTGCGTACTAACGCAAATTCATTGACTAGGTGCTCCATGTCAATGTAGTCCTGGTCACCTTCAGCAAACTTATCTGCGTCACGGCTGCTCAGTGCTTTATTGTAATGCTCAAGATATTTGCGGTACTTTGCGCGATGTATCTTACGCATCTCTATGTTGAGGTGTTCAAGTATAGCCTCAACTTCTTGTAGCTGACCGAAACGATATGCTACGTCTCCTGGAACGCGCTTGCTGTTAGCCTCGAGATTGCCGTTAAGGAAAGTCTCTGAGCGGGCCTCGTCAAGTTGTTTTTCAAAGTAACTTATAGCTGGAACAATGTCGCCCAGGTTATCTTTTACTTTGTTGTACCATCCAGCCATTAGTATAGCCCTTTAAGTAGTTTTTCATTTTGCCCAAAGCTGACGCGGGCACGGTCTACTGCATCATCCCAACATTCAAGTTTAGTCTGTACTGGTGATGTTGAGCGCAAGAAGGCTATAATGTATGCTTTGTCTGGATTATCTGTGTCGAGATTAGTTAGTCGCTGATCAAGTCCAAACCAGTTACGACATGCAATGTCATAATTAATGGTTCCAATCAGCTCTGCAAGTTCCTCGACTGTACTCGTAGACATTATTCATCCCAGTCTTCAAGGGCTTCATCAATATCGTGTAACCCGTTCTCTTGGCAATATGTGCGCAGTGCTTTATCAAACGTATCACATACGCCGTAAAGTTCTGCACTCATAATGCTAAGGTCAACAAGTCCAGCATCGTCAATTGTAGCGATGTATTGTTCTGCTGCGCTCATTTGGTCTTTTGCTGGGACATAGTTTTTAAGTCCTGCCCAAACTTCGACCAATGCGACAGCATCTGTTGCGTGTAATGTCATAAATTGCCTCTTTGTTTCTGTTATCGGATCTATTTAGTTGTTGGAGTAAAATTGCTATCTCGCTCCATAATCACATATACCCTTAGAGTGCGATCAACCTTGGCATATAATGTGTGCGAGAGATACAGATAGTCTTGATGTCTACAACGTATCTGAGTAGGTCCTTCGGGCGCAGGCAGTTTTGCCTCGCCCTTAGAATCTGCATAAGCTACAGAATATACGCCGTCGTCACATATAGCAGCAATGGTTGTACCTGGAGCACAACCTACCACTTCAATGCTAACTGTCTGGCGCTTCATCAGTGACTTGATCACTATCATCTTCTATTGCTTCCTGCTCTGCAATATGCATGTCAAACTGTGCCATAATAACGTCTAGGTAGCCGTTATCGTTGCGTTCCCATGCTTTACGGAACATTTTGTAGACTTCACCAGTCTCTTTATCAATATACTCTAAACTATTTCCGCTCTTTGTCAATACCGAATGTCCTTCAAAGAAATCAACGAGTCCTGAGTATGGATTCATACCAGTTTCGTATGGGATCTTAATCTGAACACTTTCAAAGGGCTTTGCGTAACGTGACTTAACCACTTTACATGCTGCACGAATACCGTGTACCTGTGATGTTTTTACGCCGTCTTCATCTTCTTTTAGCTTGAGCTTCTTGATTGCAACTACGATTGAGCTAGCAAAAACCATGCCTTGTCCACCTGAAATCTTGTCATCAGGGTCAAACATGTCTTGGCTTGCATAGGTGTGGTTTGTTGCTACAAGACCAATATTAAGGTCACCAAACATATTGACACAGTTGGTTACAAGTGCTTTGAGCTGTTTTGGTTTACGTCCCATGTCGCCCTTCATTTCACCCTTTTCAAACTGTGCTAAGTCTGTTGGACTCATAAGCATACCCAATGAGTCAACTACAAATAGAACCTCAGGACGTTCGTCAATGTCAACATTTTCATAACTTGAACGATATTCTGATACAAAGTCATGAATAACTTTTGCAACGTCGTCGATCATTGCCATGTTGAGTTTAAGTAGTTTGTCTTCGCTCGTATCAACGTCAAGGGCTTTAAGCCATTTTTCGTCTAGAGCGTTCTCGCTGTCAATCAGGACGACAAAAATGCCCATGTCTTGTGCAGCTTTTACCAGGTTACCTGAGCAAATAAAGCTCTTGCCACTACCGCTCTCACCAGCAAACATTGTTACTTTGCCTAGTGGAACGCCTTTGTGAAAGTCTCCTGAGATTAGTCTGTTGAGTGTGTAGTTTCCAGTTGAGATCCAAGTCTTAGGGTCTCTAAATCCGACTGATAGGCCTTTTACACTCTTTGTGATGCCTTTACGGAATTTTGCTACGTCGAACGCCTTGGCCATACTTCTTCCTTCTCTAAGTAAAATGGACGGGACTACTGCCCCGTCCTAGGTTTGAGTGTGAAATTAGCCGGCTTCTTTACGAGCGCGGATTGCTGCAAGAATATCTTTCGCATCCTTGCCTCCACCGTCAGACGCCGGAGGAGTGTCAACGGGCTTAGAAGCGGCGCTGTCATCCTCTGCGGAATCTTTGGTTTCACTCTTAACGCTTTTAGCCGAGGCAGGTTCAGCTTCGGGCGTGGTAGTGTGACTGGACCGATTGCTCGATCCACTGTTAGGCGCCTCAACGCCCCATGGACGGTAGAAGTCTGCGAAACGTTCTGGGTCGTAGAGTTCACCGTCAACGCTAGATTCGAACATATCGAAAATAACTTGTAGCTCTTCCTCACTTGGCTTCTTTGGCATAAAGTCATTGAGGTTGTAGTGACCATATTCAGCAATAGCATCACGCTCTGCTTGATCTAGGCTGCGCTCTTTACGAGCCCAAGTTGATGTTGTATAGTCCGCATACTGACCTTTCTTGGTCTTTGTTACGCGGAAGTCAACTCCCATATCGTAGTCAGTTGGCATATGGTCACCAAAATCTGGATCCATAAGTGCTGACTTGATTAGGTTGTGAATCTGTGCGCTAATAACGAATCGACGCACTGGATTTTCTGGAGTTTCGTCTTCAGTGAACGCACTGTTGACAACAAGTCCCTGATACAGGTAACTACGCTTCTTCCAGTATTTCCGTGCCATTTCTTCCATGCTAGGATCCTTAAACCAAGGGCGGATTTCCTGATGGACTGGGCACTTTTGACCATCCCACATTTCAATACATGGGACCTTAACAGTAACAGGCTTGCCTTCGTCCTGTCCTTTAACGCCACTGAATGTGAGGTTGATCATCTGACGTTCGCGCCAGAAGAAGTCGTTTGTAGGATCATCGTCTGCGAGGAACCTAATTGTAGATGTTTCGTTTTCGGGAGTGTTCCAATGTGGGTAAAGTGCGTTGTCGCCGCCACCTCCACCTTTATTGTTTTGCTTCGATTCTTGCTGTTGAAGCTTCGCACGGATTTCTGCTAGAGTTGCCATAATAATATTCTCCTATAATAGCCTATATTTGATACCGGATAGTCCGGCTTAAGTTTTGCTCTATAATCAAGCAAGTTACTCTATGTAACCTCTTGAATTTACACTAATATTCGGCACTTGTCAACCCATTAGGTTGATTAAACGCCGAATATTTTGCGCACGTTATATTTATCCATTGACTCGGAGATCTTGCTGATTTCCGACTCTTCTACGTCAACTTTTTCTTCATCAATGTGGTTTGATTCTGCAACTGTTGCAGAGCGCTTGATCACGTTCAACGCTTGCATAGCCATGTTTAGGTACTTGCCGTCCAAATCATGTACAGCGTCAGACATAATCATCAGTAGATTTGATAGTTGATCATCAGCAACGGCAGGTGCCATGAAATCTACTGTCGCAGCGATCTCTGTAGCTGGGTCACGAAACTTACGTGCTGATGGGCTCTCAGGATCGTCAAAATCAATTTCACGGTTCAGTGTGATATTGTCTTTGTTCTTTATAACATATCGTGCAAGGTCAGCAACCTGCTTTTCAAGATCTTGACGCTTACGGAAACCTTCAATAACACGCGCTACATATGGTAGGCTGTCAGCAATGGTTTCGTCAAAGTATGACATAGTGGTTGCATCTTTTAGTTCGTCAATACGTTCTTGTGATACATCTTCGCTTTCTATTGTAAAGCTTTCCATCTGTGCTGCATAACCGCGCGTTGTGCTCATGCTCTTGAGGCTACCACGAAGGTTGCCAATGTGTGCAGTAATCTCTTCGCCAATTTGCGCATCCTCAAAGAAGTCGTTACGCTTGTTCTTGCGGCTGAATTTCTTAAGCTGGTTGAGCTCTTCCATAATACCGTAAATGTGCTGGCCAAAGTCATCAAATGGTGCGCCGCCTTCTTGTACGTGACGCGCCATTGCCTTTGCGGCAGTGATGTTGGTGCTAGGAAACTTAAAGCGTTCCCCTTCTGCGTTCTCAATGAAAATGCTTTCGATCTGTCGTGTGCGGGCGCCTCGCTTTTCTTCGTCAACGCTACGTTTGTGCTTGACGATGATGCGGGCATTACCTAGTTCGTTTACGCTCTTACGCGCTGATCCGTGCCAGCCGCTGAAGCCTTCTTCTACTTTGTTTTTTGCCATGAATGCGAAGTCCCTTGGTTCAATTGATTTGCCAAACGTCTTAACCGTGTATTCGATAATGTAACGGTTGGCTAGGTTGCGAATTGCTGCTAACATTGGTTTAACTGATTTGATGTCGGTGTGGCTGCTGAGGTTGATTACAATTTCGTTTGTTGTCTCATCAACAACATAGTTCACCATCATTTGCAGGTTCTTAGCATAAAAGCGGCGTGCCTCTGCTGGGTCCGTCGTCTTTTTACCATCGTCTGTAAACAGTACGATTTGGTGTCCAAAACCTTTAATAACTTTGAATAGTTGTTCTGCTATGTGCTCTACTGAATTTACCATATCAGTATTTATACAATTATAAAATTCCGACTGGCATCGGTCGGCGTAACTCACTGTCGTCAAAACTGTCTTTGAGATCATCAAATACGTCAGCATCATATTTGGCAACTTGCATTGCCATACGCACGGCTAGAATGGTTGCCATAACTAGGTCGTCAGTCTCACCATCTTTAGCTGCATAGCTATTACCACGAGCAACGAAAGTTTTGAGCTCACGCATAAGATTCTTGCTACGGATTTTCATTGTTTCTTCTTCTACCCAACGCTTGAGTTTTGCACATGATGCAAGTTTGGTAGAGTGCGTTGTGTTGAATCCTTTTCTGTAGCGACGGGAATTACCCTTGCGCTTTGGTTCACTAAGGAATATACCAGGCATATTCTCCTCGCCCATTTCGTCAATTGATATAAGTGCAGCTTCACCCAATGTATTATTTTCCACGCTGTAGTAGATTTCACTATTTGGCGCTTCATCTTCAATCTCTTCCAAGATCTTTTTCATAATTTTGATTTGCATTTGGATTGGCGTCTTGTTGTGCTGCCACTCTCCAATTTGCCGCATCCCTGGAATTGCAAATACCTGTATAGCTGCTGGATCGCCACCAGTTCCTAAACTAGGATCAAGTGCGACTAGATATGTTTGATCATCACGCAACCGATCATACCAACGAACTTGCCCATGCTTGCGTAAAGGCTCCATACCTAAATCCATCTCACTAAGGAAGATTGAATTGATTAATGTCTCGTCAAACGCAATGAATTCACATTCATGCTCACGGCGGAAACGTTCGTCTCCAATCTTGCCACGTTCAGCATCTGCCCATGCCTGGTCACGATCTGGATGTTTGTCCCATTTAGTAATGAATGGGCGGAAGCCGTTTACCCCAAGTTCTGTTTCGTTGCCATATTCATCAATACGCTTGTTAGCTGACTTCCAAATTTGAGCAAACTGGTCATCGTCTTGGTTAGGTGTTGATGTAATAATACATTTACCACCAGTTGAAAGAGTTGGTGAGATAGATGTCCAAAATTCCTCTGCAACACGTGGTGGAACGAATGCAAATTCGTCTAAGTAAACTAGTGAAAGTGACAAACCACGTCCTGTATTCTCGGTCGTAGCTTGCGCAATAATTTTGCTGCCGTTATCAAAAGTAATAGAACCTTTGTTGTATTCTGTGGCGCCTGCACGTATAAAATCTGGGCAACTCTCATACATATAACGTAGACGTGCCATAATTTCTCCAGCGCCGTCACGTTTGTGTGCTGCAATTAAGATTGTACTGTCAGGCTTGAACATTGCAAACCATAGTAAGTATGCTGCCGCACAAGTAGATTTGCCAGTCTGACGTGACAGTAGACTGATTGAGTATCGGTAATCGTTGTATGAATTAATAAGACCTTCCTGATAATCAAAAAGGGTAAAGGCCATCCTACCTTTAGTAGGATGCTGAATGTAACAGTAATTACGTATGAAGTATAGAGGATTGACTGAGCAAAGTGCTAATTCCCTGAGCTCATTCTGTGACATACGTTCCGTAGTATAGGGACGTTTGACTAGGTCGGTGTTTACGGACATGCGTTAATCCTGACTTCGGTGCGCCAATGCTCCGTATTCGACCTCTTCAGATGCACGGTATACGTCACTAGCTGCCTGAGTCAAATCACCCAGATAACTGACATCACCACCAAGTGCGGTGACCCTCTTATACAGTGGACCACCTTCCTTTGCTAGAAACTCGATACGATCAGCCATCTTTTGAATTTCAGCTGTAAGTTTACGGAATGCAACTTCATCCATATCTCCATATGGCGCTTCGTTCATTCCTGCAAGTTGCTTCATACGCGCCAAGTCAGTCATTACTTCTTGCCTTTGAATGACTTGTAAGCTTTAGCCAATGCACCAGGCTTAATGTCTTCAGCAACTGTAACTTTTTGTGGAGTCGCATTTAGATAACGGCGTAGGCTGAGATCAACTGTTTCGCCTTCTGGCTGCTCTTGGTAGTGACCACGGTCATCATACTGCTTATAGACAGAATTTGACCATTCACGCATTTGCTCTTGCTCAGTTCTTGGCATTGATTGCTCAGTTTTGCCAATTCTCTGTAATGCTTCAGCAGGTATTTCGTGCATCTCTTCACCATTACCGATCATGCCAGGCGAGTAGTCATCCTTTTCAAAGCCATCGACGCCCATCTCACCATTAAAAATTGCGGACAGTTCATCCCAAGTAAAAAATTGTTGGTATCTTGAATTGTCAACAGCTACTCCATCAGATGAAATTTTTGCCTGTCCTGTTTCAGTTTCAACAGTATTGGATTCAGCAAATGCCTCGTCCATTTTTTCTTTGTCCTTAGCAGCTTTCTTAGCTGTTTCTTCTTTGTCACCATCATCGTCGATGTCTGCAAAATCTGGTTTATCAGCTTCTTCTAGCTCTTCATCGTCTGACTCTTCAATTGACTCTTCCCAAGGTGCTTTCTTTAGTGACACTTTTTTCTTGCCTGCTTCGTCATCAGCTTTATCAAATGCACGACGCTTTGCTTTTTCGTCATCATCACTTTCAACGACAGGCACATACGTTTCCATAATTTGCTGTACAGTCTTACCGTTATCATTTGGATTATTTGGTCCTAGATCTTCTTTCTTAGCTTGGACAGTGCCTGCCAGAGTGCGTAATCTTTCGAGTTCTGCGTTGTTCATTTTAGTTCTCTACTTTCTTTAGGTGCTCTGCACGCTCTGCGGCAATCTCTTTGATGAAGGAATCTTTAAACTTCTCACCATAAAAATCGTCTGCTTTTATTTTTTCGGCTTCTGAATAATCATCATCACCGAGACGTGGCTTGTAATCTTCTTCAGGCAGTTCTTCTGCTTCATCTTCAATGTGCAGAGGCTCTAGTTTATTGCGTACGATTAGGAAACGCTCATGTATGCCCATTTTTTGTGTTAGCTCTGCTAGCAATGTCAAAGGACTTGCTGGCTGGCGTGTTTTAAAGTCAATCATATAAACTTCTGCTGCATCAATGCTGCGGAAATCACGTGGGTTACGTTGGATGATTGTCTTTTGTGGGGTTCCAATATCGAACCCATCATACTTGCGTAGGTGCAACTCCATTGCGTCGAGCTGCTCGTCTGTTGGCTCACGTGCAATTTTCACACGAAATTCGTGTACTGCTTCGTTTTCTGCCAAATAGTGCCCTAGTTTCTTGTTCATAGGAGTCTCCTGCTTATAAAGTATTTATCCATCACCGTCTCTTTTCATGCCTGCAAGGATGTCATTCAGCATATCATTTCGTGTAGAAATAATATGACCCTCAGTTTCCTGTGATTCTACACCTTCTGACGTTTTAAGGTGGCGCTGTTTAAGGTAATCTAGCTTTTCGTTTTCGTGTTCCAATTTAGCTTTCTGAATCTGTAGTTTAATTACTTCCAGTTTCTTTTGTGCCTTGTTGGTTTTTGCAGTGATTGCGTTGCCCATCATACTGCTAGCTGCATTGAATATATCAGCTGCATGTCGATCTTCAACGTTTTTACCTAAATCAATTAAATCATCAAATGTATCAATTGCCTTACGTGCGTACTCATCATAATCTGTATCAACGTTGTCTAGCCCGCTGACCTGCGGCAAGGCAGCATCAATTTTGTCTGCTCGCTCCATAATCTGATTCATATCAGCAGGGGTGTATAGACTAATTTCATCTACTTCATCCTGATTGATTTCTGGTAAATCCATTGGCGGTAGATTAAATGTATCTTCTAGTTTTCTTGTCATGTTTATTCCTCTATTGGGTCCCAGGGTCTAGTATCTAT